CGTGGCGCGGTACTTGTCCACGATAACCTTGGTCGCTATACAGTGGATGACCAGCTCCTCGTCCGTACACAGGTGGGGTATCGCCTCTAGGCGCTTGATGTTCTCGTCCCAGTCGATAAAGCGTGTAAGCATCTCGCCTGTGACACCCAGCTGCTTGGCAAACGCCTTGTCGTACAGCACCGGCGGTGCGCCCAGAAACCCGGTCAGGAGCTGCGCAGCGAACGACGACCAACCCATCCCATACCCGCACCCCAATAACGCCGACTTAGCCGACTGTCGCAGGTCTGGGTGGCTCTCCTTGGACAGCCCCGGGATGTTAAACATCTGCGCCCCGAACGCAGCGTAAGGGTCACCACCACCTGTAAATATGTCCAGCATATCCTGGTAGTCAGCCAGCCACGCCAGCACCCTCGGCTCGATCTGCGACAAGTCACCCACCACAAGCTGGCTACCCTTGGGTGCCATGATGGCCTTGCGTAGGAACGACCCACGCTTTAGGTTCTGCATGTTGATGGCGCTGCCCTTGGCTGCAGCCCAGCGTCCCGACTTGGCCCCGTAGTACGACAGAGGCACCGGCAGCTTGCCCCGTTCGGCAGTATCTAAGAATCGCTGCGCCCGTGTACGCTCGGTGGTCGACTTAACTGCCAGCCGCGCTTCGCACAACAGAGACACATCGTCGTTGTCGCCATTGATCAGGGCTTGAAACAACGCGTCGTTCTTGGCAAATGCGTATGTCTCGCCCTCACCCTTTGGGTTTGTCTTACTCGGTCGCTTCTTTTTCATCGGCGGCTCGACCCCCATCGCTCGCAGCACCTCGGCAAACTTGGGGTTACTGGCTAGCTGCTCCTCGGTCAGGTCAAGACGCTCCAGCAGCCGCTCTCTGCGCTCGCGCTCCTCCACCAACGCAGCGGTCAGCATGTCGGGGTCTAGCTCCAGCTCGGGGTAGCAGAACATCTTGAGCGTCATGTCGATAAGGCGCAGCTCGCTCTTGGGGAACCCCTGCGCCAGCCGCTCGAACACCTGCTCGCAAAGAAACACATCGTGGGCACAGTAGGCAGCTAGCTCGGCCTCAATCTCTGGCGTCAGCTTCTTGAGCATGCCGTTGGTCGAGTGCACGGCTGCACCCTTGGCAGGTAACTCAAACTCTGCTGCCAGCTTGGCTAGGCTGTTGCCGACCTCTACCCCACGCAGGGCACGCGCCATCGAGAGCGAGTCAAAGATAAAGCACGGCTTGGCTCCGTATATCCACGCCAGTATCGCCACGTCAAACTGCGCGTTGTGGGCGATGACGGCTGTCTTGCTCCAGTCCACGCTATCTACCCACGGCTGTATCTCATCTGTGCTGAGCCAAAGCGGCTCTTGGTCTGTGCCTGCCTCTTTGTAGCAAAGCCCCCATGCCTTGAAGCGGGGGTCACGTATGTACGACTCGGTTGTCATCTTCGATAGGGTGTAGTCCTTGCTCGACCACGCCGTCTCAAAGTCAACCACATAAACAGTCTCAAACATAAATCACCTTTTTATCCATAACAAGTACTCCTCTACTTCGTGAATGTTGGTTTCGTTAATGACGAATGTTTTGCCTAGAGCTGCGCGGATTTTTTCCATCTCCATCTCTTGTAGCGCCGTAGGCTTGTTGCTCCCTGCTTTGCACTCAATACCAATAAATCTACTATCAAAGCATACGATGATGTCGGGTATGCCTGACCGACCGAAGCCCCCCGTGACTGGGTAGAAGTAGTAAGCGCCGTGTTTCTTTAGTATCTCCACGACTTTTTGCTTGACTTTTTTCTCTGGTGTTGCTGCCACGTTGACTCCATAAATTAGGTAGGGGGGAGATGCAGATTGCGCGCCCCCCTGGTTCGCGCTGAGGAGGTTTGTAACTCGGGTACAACTCATGGCTAGTGCTGTTACAAACACACAGCCCAAGTTCACATCTGCAAGGATTCCTTGGGTGCGTACAGACCGGGTACAACTAGCCCCCGCCCAACGAAGATTAAATTTTTACTTTATACGGCACGCCGCTTACGTTTACGCCTTCGTCGGCTTCTAACTTATCAATCATACGATCAAGATACCAGCGTGCTTTTTTGGCGTCTTCTAGGGGCTTGCCCTTTAAGAACATCCGCAGCAGGTACTTTAGCGACTGCCACAACAGCGCCCCAATGACAGCGTTGGGGGCGTGGGCTACCGCATCTTCTATAACATCTATCGCCTCAAACTTACCCGCCGTGTAGTGGGCGGGGTGGTTAACCATGTCGGCGTGTGTTATGCCGTTAAAGTTGTCCATCAGAATAAAGCCTCTGGTAGTTGCTCAAGCGTGTCCGTTTGTGTACGCCGTTCCATCCGAGCGTAGGCCCTGTCGAAGGACTTTAGCTCCTCGGGTGTCCGACTCCCGAACGGCCATAGTGGACAGCTCGAATATTTTATCGACTGCGATTCTAAGGTCGGCTTCTTTTTCGAACGTCTGCCCGATTTGGGATACGGCTCGGACGTGCTCAAGGGCGTGCTTGAGTCCGAGGTATTCGTCTGCGACAAAGTTAAGGGAGTCTTTGAGCGCTTTGATTTCATGTTGCAGGTCTCCTACAAGTAAGTCTAGTTCTCTTGTGTCGTCAGTCATGTGACATCTCCAGTTGTTGCTTAGCGGCTTTGTCTCGTGCCCGCTTTGCCGCCATCAAATCTTTCTTTGGGATGCTGCTGCGCGGCGTGTCGGGTTCGTTACCCACCATGTAAAAGGGTGTCACGTCGCGCCCCCTGGTGTCTTTTAACCACTTGGCTATAAATACTTCACCTTGTAGGTGCATACTTTTTATGACTTTCCTGACTGTTGCCACGTGAGTTTTTATCTCTTGGGCTAGCTGATGCTGCGTCTTTGGCTCAACCAGCAAGGTTTTTATCTGATCTTGTACGCCGGGTTTCATTCGTTGCCCCTTTCTGTGAATTGATTGTCGCCGCGCTTTGGTTTGTAAACGCGCTCTTGGGTAGAAAACTTATGCTCGCTAGAGCACTCGTACCTGCGGTATTTCCACACGTCCGTATCGTTTTGGCGCTTGCGCACCTCTAGGCACTTGGCTAACTTGCCGCACTCAGGACACGGGAAAAACGCTACTGCTAAAGACGCCAATTAAAAACTCCTCGATAAAAAGCCCCACGCCAAGCCAGCGATGTACGCTGGCAGCGACACCCAAACGCCAAGCACTATACCCAGCTTTATACAAGCCCAAGTCTGCTCAGCAACATCTATCATGCTTACGCCACGCCCACGTGGCTTAGGTAAATCACTCATCATACTCATCTCCTTCTGTTTCACTTTCATACAAACTAGCTAAATCCAACACGCAGTCACAATAGTGCTTGATTACCGACTCTGTTTTTACGTGGTTAGATAGCGTAGCCCGGGCCAGCGCATTGACTAGAGCGTTTAGTTGCTCGTCGCCGCTGCCTGTGACACTCATGGCAAGCTGCACCTTACGCACGAGCGATTCTTTTTCTTTGGTCACATCAGCACCGCCCATCTATATCTTCGCCAGTAGTGGCACGGCGTTCTTCTTGGCGCACGTAGTCAACCAATCGCATCAAGGCTTCGTAGTGCGCGGCGTCTTTGAGCATCCAGCCTAGCCCACCAACGTGGGCGGCACGAGCGTAAATACTCTTTGGATCAACCTTGGGCACGTAAGGTTCAATCATTTTCTACCCCCAACTTAGCCTCGTACTCGTCCCAAACTTCGCATAGCAAATCGGCGGCTTGGTTCATTTTGTGGATAAGCGCCCGGTGTCTATCTTCATCCAGCTTTTCGGCGTAGCCACGTAACCATGCGCTTGTGGTCAGGAATTGCACCTTTTTAGCGTCAGTCATGTTCATACTGCACCTCCAGTTAAAGCCGCTTGAATCTGCCGTATTTTCTTACGGCGTCGGTATGCTTGGGTTCGCTCCAGCTGGGTCATATGTGGTGGTCGCTTGGCATCACGCCCATCGCCTAACTTGTACACGGGAATCATGTTGCACCCACGAGAATCACGCTCCCAGCCCTGTACGTACACAATTCTCTGTGCCCGCATCATCCGCGTCCAGCGGTAGATAGTGTTGTGGTGCAAGCCGCTAGCCTGCTCCAACTCAGCCTTGGTCGCACCCTCGTACAACTCTTTAATCATTGCGATTAGCGCACGGGTTTTTATTTGGTTTCTCATGCCGCATCTCCTTTCTTTAAGTCGTCGTAAGCAGGGCACCATGTGTCGGGCATGGTAACGTCATCCACAAGCACACAAGTCTCGGCTATCAACTCAGCCGATGACTCACCATACGGCACGTAACTCATGTGGGTCTGCTTGTACTCGCACTCGTCGCAATAGTTCCCCTTCTGTCCCTGCCAGACAGCTAGTATGTCGAAGTCCATAGCAGCCCCCTAGATAGTCAGCCACGTATAGAGCAGCATGCCGCCCGTCATGGCAAGTATCAGTAGGCACAGCCCGTTGAGCAGTTTCTCAGTGAGCGTGGACTTGGGGAAGTCCGAGTCGGTCGTGTCAACAAAATAAAGTTCGCCGGGTTGACACTGGTCGGCTTTGGTCTTGTCTGTCATTGCTTTCTCCTAGGTTGATACAGGGGGCACCATGCCCCCTGCTGGTTCGCACAAATTTAGCCAAACAATTTCTTGAGCTCTAGATACACCTCCTTGGCCACAGGGGCTGGCATGGTGCTCACAATTTGCCTAGCGTTGAGTAAATTTACGCTGTCGGCACGGCTGGCCACCATCGGCTTGACCGGCTCTTTGCGATTCGCTGGCTTCTTGGCTTGGCTCTTGCCATCTATGCGCGTACGCAACTTGCCTATGTTGAATCTAGCCAGCACCGCCTCGTAGGTATTCACACCGCCCATACCAGACACTCGGGTCGCCTTGATGAACCCCGCACTAAGCAGTCGGCTAAGCGACGGGCTGGTCTCGAACCCAAGCAAATCGCTGTAGTCCTTGGACTTGCCACCCGGGTTGGCTTTGACTGCGTAGAACACAATCTCCTCCTTGCGCCGTGTTTTGGTGGCGTCGGCTAACTCAGGGACAGGGGCGAAAATTTGAAGTGAATTGTCCATAGTTTTAGTTTCCTTTTGGTCAGACATTTTGGTTGAAAGAACTTGTTGATTGAGCGCGTCTTCGAAGGCCGCACGCATTGCCGTTTTGTTGGATTGCATAGTGTTACTCCATATGAATTATTTGTTGATGGTAACAAGCCCTTGCGGGCGTGTCAAGCGTTAGATAATTGTCAACTGCTCGGCTATCTCATCGAGTATGTCCTCCGTGGGTTGTTGGCCGACCTGCTTCTGCCACCGGTGCAGGTCAGCGCGTTTGAAGTTAATGGTGGCGCTAAGGGGCAGCGTGACCCCGTAGTAAGTCTCTATGTGGTCGGACAGCAGCGACCACAGGTACCCCGTGTCGTGCCTGTTGGCGGCTTCTTCTAGGGCACAGTACAGGTCGTCGTCATCCGTCCATGTGGTCGAGGTATCGGTGGCTGGGTACGTGCCTGTGGCTTGGGTGGGGTAGTCCTCCTTGAGCCAACTGTAACTGTCGTCAAACTTAGCGCCGCCGTAGCCCCAAAGGGAACTAGACCACCAGTTTTTACCCGAGGCGAAGTCATCCACGCTGGGGTCACGCTCGGTAGGCAGGTTGTCCCAGTCGAACGACAGCACGGCATCAGCCAAGTGCCTGAAGTGCAGGATGTCCAGCGCCTCGCGGTCGGTATGCTCAGCCATGTAGCCGATGGATATGTTGGTGCACTCGGGGATGACGTCAACAAACTCAGCGGTGTCGGTGTACACGCCGCCATCGTCAGGCATATACAGCAGCCCAGCATCGTTGAACTTGTCGCTTAGCGCCTCGGCAAACGCATCGGAGCAGCACCGCCCATAGCCCTGGTGGGTAATCACGCTGCTGTTGTTACGCCGGTCAAACGCAATGGCTCGGTCGAACTGCTTGAGTAGTGCCTGGTCATCGCTCACTACCTTGGCACCGATACCACCGCACTCCTCGCCCACAGTAAAGATGTAGTAGGCAGGCACTTTGTGGTACAGCAGGTGCATGAGCATGGCAGTACCCGCGCCGTCATCGGCACCGAGTTGGCTACCGCTGGCGTACCACACGGATGGCGTTTGCTTGATGGCATTGACCCCATCGTCCCGGTGCACAGTATCGACGTGAGACACGAACAGCGTGCGATTAGCCTCGGTCTGCCGTGCGTCAACGTGCAAGTTACCCGCTTCGTCGTAGTGCTTGGGAAAGCCACGGGGTATGTGCTGCGCTATCGCCTCGAGTAACTTCTGCTCGCCGCTACCCTTGTGTGGTCGCTTGAGACTGAGTGCGAAATACAGCATCGACATCAAGCGCGAGTTGTCATACTTGGTGGCGCGCTGTTCATCCTCGGGTGTGAGTCTGCGTTCGTTGATGGATGGCCCGAGTACCACTGGTTTGGGTTTGGTCATTGTCCATGTAGGCATGGTGTACTCCTTGGTTATTTGAGATAGTGCTGATTGCTTTTGCTTGCGTTTCTTACTCATTGCTGTTACTCCTGTTCTGCGTCTGCGTTGACGCGTTGGTTTTCTAGGTGCTCGTTGTACTCGCTGAGTAGCCACAGGCTGTCGACGTCCTGCCATATCTTGCTGCCGCCGTTGAGCGCGACATACTCTCCCTTGCTCGGGCCATCGGTTATCTCGAACACGACGCTGCCTATGTCATCGCGGTCAAAGTAATCACCATCGACTGTGCAGATAAGGTCAGGGGCATCGCTGTGCACCAACTCGTCGCCGTACTGAGAGTCGCTGTGGAACGTGACCATCTCGCCCTTGTCATCTTCGTGCCAAGTATTGCCGTAGGCGTCGACTATGGTCTCATCGTCTGGCGATGCTTCGTCTGCGTGGCTGCCGCTGTCGACCATGGTGTAGTTGTACCGACCCAAGCGATGGCTGTGGATGTAGCCCCCATCGACAGTATCGACTGCATAGTCCTCATGCACATACTCATCCCCAGCCTCAGACCAGTAGAAATGACGTTCGATACAGTCCTCGCACACGTCACCATAGTCATCGACATATTGCACATGGTCTTGGTGACAGCGTTCGTCGCAGTACGCGCACATCGCCCGGCCGTTTTCGAGCAAACCATCTGTGTCCGTAGCACAGTACTCGCCGGAGTCTCTGATGCGTAGGCACTTAACACTGTCGACATCGACTTGTTGCCTATGACCATCGAGGTACGGCATCAGCGTATCGCCATCGGAGTTTTGTACACGCGCTAACATTGTGCCGTCATACCAACTGCCTTGGTGCTCGTAACCCTCGCTCTTTAGCCAAGCCTCGAGCCGCTGGTCGGCGTGGGAGTAGCCGTCGTACTCTCGGTCTGGTGCAAAGTAAGAGCGCACAAATATCCGCGAGCCGGGCGCATCACCATCCCTCTCCCACACCAGCGCAGTACCAAAGATAAAGCCGTCAGACTTGGCACGATGCACAGCCAAGCCCCAGCCA